TGGCAGTGCAACGGCGTAGACGGCCAATACAACGGCAGCGTCTACTCGACCTGTTCGTTTCCCGTCGTGCAGGGTGCGTTCACCCCGTATGACCAACTGACGAAAGATCAAGTGTTAGGCTGGATTTGGGCGAATGGCGTGGATAAGGCGGCAACCGAGGCTGCGGTGGAGGGGCAGATTGAGAACCAGAAGAATCCTCCGATTGTCTCGCCTAAGTTGCCGTGGGTAGCCTAATGATTAAACTCGAATTGACGATTGAAGAAGTCAACGCCATTCTGCAAGTGCTTGGCGATCTGCCAACTAAAACTGGCGCATGGCCTCTGGTGTTGAAGATTAAAGAGCAGGCCGAGCCACAGGTTCCGCCTTCGGAGCCGGTACAATAAATCTAGGGGTAGTCTATGGCTAACCTTTTTGACTCTGCGAATTATCCGACCCGAGAGCCGACCGCTCTGCAAGCGGGCGATCTCTGGGCGTGGAAGCGCACCGATTTAGTCACGGACTACCCATCGTCGGCCTATAGCCTTTCGTACATTGCGCGTCGAGAGATCACGGGCGAGAAGATTGCTATCTCGACCACCGGCTCGACCGAGGCTTACACGGTCTCGGTTTCCTCGACGACGACAGCCAACTACGAAGAAGGCCGGTATCACTGGGTCGCATACATCACCCGTACCTCGGACTCTGCCCGTATCGAAGTCGATAAGGGCGTGTTTGAGGTTGCGCCAAACCGCTCGACGAGTTCAGCCGATCCGCGCTCGTTCGCGCAGATTGCGCTCGACAACATCGAAACGTACTTAAAAGACCCGACCAACCTTGCAGCCGCGTCCTACTCGATTGCCGGACGCTCGCTCTCGCGCTGGAATCGTGCCGACCTTTTGACCGAACGCGAACGGCTCAAGGGCGAGGTGACGCGAGAGCGCAGGGCCGAACAGATCGCCAAGGGATTGGGAACTAACGCCACCATTCGCGTGAGGTTTACGGCATGAGTCTACTCGACTATTTCAAAAGACAAACGCCAAAGCCTCGCAAGCGATCCTTTGACGCAGCAAACACCGGACGGCTTTTCTCCGACTGGCTCGTTCAAACCAAGACCGCCGACAGCGATCTACGCTATGCGCTCAAGGCCATGCGTGCTCGCTCGCGTGATCTCTGTCAAAACAATGACTATGCGCGACGGTATCTTGATCTCGTAGCAACCAACGTCGTCGGGCCGCGTGGCATCACTTTACAGGTGCGTGCGCGTGAGCAGACGGGTGCGCTCGATCAAGTAGCCAATCAACAGTTAGAAGCGGCGTTCTATGCGTGGGCGCAGCCTGGCGTCTGTACGGTAGACGGGCGGTTGTCGTGGATCGACGCACAGCGCGTCTTTATCGAGAGCGTAGCGCGAGACGGCGAGTGCTTTGTGTTGTTCGTAGAGGACAATGCAAACCCATTCCGTTTTCGCTTACAGTTCATCGATCCCGACCTTGTGGATCAAGACAAGAACGAGATTCTGGCAAACGGCGGACAGATTCGCATGGGCATTGAGATCGACGCCTCTGGCCGTCCGGTCGCTTACCATGTGCGGGTACGTCCGCCCGATGATTATCAGATCGGCACGACGAACCCCAAGACAGAGCGCATTCCAGCCGAGCGCATGATTCACGCATTCCGCGTGGATCGTATCGGCCAGAATCGCGGCAGTCCGTGGACGGCCACCTCGATGACGCGACTGAAGATGCTCGGCGGTTACGAAGAGGCCGAGTTAGTCGCAGCGCGAGTGTCGGCTTCGAAAATGGGGTTTTTCGTCTCGGAGTCCGGCGACGAGTACCAAGGCGATGGCACCGCACCGGATGGCACGCTCAATATGGATGTGCAGCCGGGCCAATTCTCGCAACTGCCCGCGGGCGTAGACTTTAAGGCATACGATCCGCAGCATCCCTCGACGGCCTTTAAGGACTTTGAGAAAGCGATGCTGCGCGGCATAGCCTCCGGCCTCGGCGTGTCTTATACGTCGCTGGCGAATGATCTGGAGGCGGTATCGTATTCGTCCATCCGCCAAGGACTGCTCGAGGAGCGCGACCATTGGCGCACCGTGCAGCACTGGGTCATTGAGCATTTCTGCCAGCCGGTTTATCTGCGCTGGCTGCGACAGACGCTTGACTCTGGCGTGATTAACCTTCCGGCCAACAAGTTCTTCAAGTTCAGCGCGACCCAGTGGGTGCCGCGTGGCTGGCAGTGGGTTGATCCGCGCAATGAGGCGGAGGCGCAGATTGTTGCGATCAATAACGGACTGATGACACGCACACAAGCACTCGCAGAGCGCGGCCTAGACATTGAGGATGTGATGCGTGAGCGTCAAGCCGAAGAAGAGATGATCGCGTCGTTCAATGTAACGCTTCCGGGCGGCACTTCTCCGATTCCTCCAGAGGTGAGCAATGGCGGCTAAATACGACATCGTTTGCGATCAAGGCGCAACCTTCAGCCGTCAGTTGACATGGCTCGACGACTCATCAAGCGCGGTAAACTTGACCGGCTACACAGCGCGTATGCAAGTGCGCGAAACCGTCGAATCATCCTCTACGCTGCTGTCGCTTACCACGGAGAACTCGCGCATTGCTCTCGGCGGCACGGCTGGCACTATCACGCTAACCGTAACGGCAGCGGATACGGCAGCGGTCGTCGCCGGTCACTATGTCTATGACCTAGAGTTAGTCTCGGGCAGCACGGTGTATCGGCTCGTGCAGGGTTGCTTCACTGTAGACGCAGAGGTGACGCGATGACCGAGCGCATCATCGTTGACGAAACTTTGCAATCGGTCGTCATTGAAGAATCAAACAACGAGGTTGTTGTCCGCACCGGCTGGCCCGATGGCGCAAAGAAAGGCGCGAACAGCGACATCACCTCGCTGTCGGGACTCACTGGCGGCGTTGCTACGCCGACGTATATTGACTTCGCAGCGGCTGGTGCCACGAATGCCGCGCGACGACTGGCGTGGAATCCCGCTACCGGCACAGTGCAAATCGGCATGGTCGGCGGCAACGTACAGGCCGAACTTGGGCAGACGCTGTATGCCTATGTTCACAACGCTCAAGGCTCGACGATTGCCAAGGGCGAGCCGGTCTATCTGTACGAAGCAACGGGCAACAAGGCATCGGTCAAACTGGCCTACAACACTACGGACGCGACCTCTGCCAAAACATTTGGACTCGCAGCGGAAAGCATCGCCTCTGGCGCAAACGGTCTAATCATCTGCCAAGGCGTGCTCGATAAGATCGATACGAGCGCATATAACGAAGGCGACACGCTGTACCTCGGCGCGACTGCTGGAACGCTTACGTCGACAAAGCCGAAAGCACCAAACCACATGGTTTATGTTGGCGTGGTCGAGCGAGCCAACAACGGAAATGGGCAGATTTATGTCCGCGTGCAAAACGGCTTCGAACTGAACGAAATCCACGATGTGCAAATCAACTCGCCCGCCAATGGGCAGTTGATTATTTACGATGCCGCCACGAGCCTCTGGAAGAATGCCAACCTCACGGCGGGCACCGGCATCTCGATTACGAACGGCGCAGGGTCGATCACCATTTCCGCGCCGGAGAACGGCACGGTCACAAGCGTAGCAACCGGCACCGGATTGACGGGTGGCCCGATCACCTCGACGGGCACGATCAGTCTCGCCAACACAGCCGTTAGCGCAGGGTCATACGGCAGCGCGTCCGCTGTGCCGACCTTTACGGTGGACGCACAGGGCCGACTCACGGCGGCATCGAATACGAGCATCGCTATCGCCAACACGGCGGTCAGCGGCCTCGGTACGATGTCCACGCAGAATGCCAATAACGTCACGATCAGCGGCGGCTCGGTCTCGGGAATTACCGACCTTGCCATCGCAGACGGTGGCACCGGAGCCTCGGACGCATCGACCGCGCTCTCTAACCTCGGCGGCGTACCGACAGGGCGCACCGTAAGCGCAGGGACAGGGCTTTCTGGCGGCGGAGACCTCTCGGCCAATAGAACCATCAGCCTCGCAAATACCGCGGTCACAGCGGCCTCGTATGGCTCTGCATCACAGGTTGCAACCTTCACGGTAGACGCGCAGGGCAGACTCACCGCTGCGAGCAATACGTCGATCTCGATTGCTAACACGGCGGTTTCTGGTCTGGGCACCATGTCTACCCAGAATGCCAACAGCGTCAGCATCTCCGGCGGTAGCGTTACCGGCATTACCGATCTGGCCGTGGCCGATGGCGGCACAGGCGCGTCGTCAGCCTCTGGCGCACGCACGAACCTGTTGCCGACGTATACCAGCAACGCGGGCAAGGTGCTGGCCGTCAACATCGGCGGCACGGATGTCGAGTGGATCTCGGCTGGCGGCGTGGGCACGGTCACGAGCATTGATGTCTCGGGCGGCACCACTGGGCTGACTACCTCTGGTGGCCCAATCACAAGCAGCGGAACCATTACGCTGGCCGGTACGCTGGCCGTTGCGAACGGCGGTACAGGCTCGACCACGGCGGGCGCGGCTTTGACTGCTCTAGGTGCTGCGGCCTCCGCCACGACCATCTCGGCTGGCACGGGATTGAGCGGCGGCGGCGATCTGTCTGCGAACCGCACCATCTCGCTCGCCAATACCGCAGTGACGGCAGCATCCTACGGTTCGGCGTCCCAAGTTGGGACATTCACCGTAGACGCGCAGGGTCGATTGACTGCCGCATCGAACACGTCGATTGCGATTGCAAATACCGCAGTCAGTGGCCTCGGCACGATGTCGACGCAAAACTCCAGTGCGGTAATCATTCAACCCGCAGCATCGGCTACGCCGAGCAGCAACGGAGACATGGTGTTTGAGTTGACCGACAATTCCACGCTCACGATCAAGGTCAAAGGCAGCGACGGCACGGTTCGTGTGGTAGCCTTAACATTGACGACGACGGCGGAATCGTTCTTGAGGCTTGAGTAATGGCTGTTGACACAAAGCCCACAGAGGCAATGGCAGCAGAGGCCGCTCGCGGATTAGAGTGGCGCGAAGAGTTCGGACGCGGCGGCACAGAGGTCGGCGTTGCTCGTGCTCGGGACATTAAGAATCGAGCGAATCTTTCGCCCGAAACGATCCGAAGGATGGTGAGTTACTTTGCAAGACACGAAATCGACAAAGAAGCCGAGGGCTTCCGTCCGGGCGAAGAGGGCTACCCGTCCGCAGGGCGTATCGCGTGGGCACTCTGGGGCGGAGACCCCGGCCAGAGTTGGGCTAATCGAAAAAGCGCGGAACTGGATCGTGAAGATGAGGGACGAAATATGGACAAGGTAGAAACAAGGCACGTCGTCGCTGTCGTCGAGGACGAGGCAACCGTTACAGTGACATTCGCCAAGTCGGAGTACGACATGGACGAAAGCGAGGAAGCGGACGAGGCTATCGAGGCGCTGGAAGAAGCCGCCGAAGATGGCGAGGAAATCTTCGCCGAGGGCGAGCGTCCCAAGGATATGTACGGCAACGAACCGTATGAAGAAGACTACGCTGGCCCTGCCAAGCGCAAGGGGCCGACCGAGCGTGTATTCCGCTCGGCGATCTTTGAGCGTGCGTCCATCATGGAAGATCAGCGTCGTGCGACGTTGGCCTTCTCGAGCGAGATGGCGGTCGACCGTGGCTGGGGCATGGAAATCCTCGACCACTCGCCCGGCTCAATCGACATGGAGTTTATTGGCAGTGGCCGTGCGCCGCTCCTTGTAGATCACGAGATGGCCGACCAGGTCGGCGTCGTGGAGCAGATCAGCCTTGGAGCAGACCGCGTGGCGCGGGCTGTCGTGCGCTTTGGGAAAAGTGCGCGAGCCGAGGAAATCTGGCAGGACGTAAAGGATGGAATACGGTCAAACGTATCTGTCGGTTACGTTATCAGCGAGATGGTATCGGACGGAAAGCAAGGAGACCGGGAGGTTTTCCGCGCAGTCAGTTGGATGCCGCTCGAAATCAGTATCGTATCTATACCGGCAGATACCAGCGTCGGCGTTGGTCGTGCGATCAACACTGCGCCGGTTGCCGAACCTAAAATCATTGTCAAGGAGACAAAAATGTCTGACGAAATCAACAGCGTCCGTGAGGATGCAGCAAAGGCCGAACGCGCCCGCGTTTCGGCGATTATGGATCTGGCCTCGCGTCACAATCAGCGCGAGTTCGGCGAGTCGGCGATTCGTGACGGAGCCTCGATCGAGCAGTTCCGTGGCGCGTTGCTCGACAAGGTGGCCTCCAAGCCGCTGAACGTTGACCACGAGGTCGGCCTCTCCGATAAGGAAGTGCGCTCGTTCTCGTTCGTTCGTGCGATCAAGGCTCTGTCGAACCCGCAGGATCGTCGCGCCCAAGAGGACGCGGCTTTCGAGTTCGAAGTGTCCGAAGCCGCCGCGAAGAAGGAAGGCCGCACCTCGCGCGGTCTCTTGATTCCGGTTGATGTGCTCTACGGGAAGCGCGATCTGACCACCTCGACGGCCTCTGGCACGGCGAAGGCGGGCAACCTCGTTGCGACCGATCTGCTGGCTGCGTCGTTCATCGACGTGCTGCGTAACAAGATGGTGCTCAACACCCTTGGCGCGCAGTTCCTCACGGGCCTCAACGGTAACGTTGCCATCCCGCGCAAGACCTCGGCTTCTTCGGCCTACTGGGTCGCCGAGAACAGCGCACCGACGGAGAGCACCAACGCTCCGGCGTTCGATCAAGTCACGATGTCGCCGAAGACCCTCGGTGCCTACGTTGACATCAGCCGCCGCTTGATGCTCCAGTCGTCGCTCGACATCGAGAACCTCGTTCGCAATGACTTGGCTACCTCGATTGCCGTGGCGATGGACGGTGCTGCGGTCGCTGGCTCGGGCAGCAACAAGCCGACCGGCGTGCTCAACACGTCGGGCATTGGCTCGGTGACGCTCGGCACGAACGGTGCTGCGCCGACTTGGGCGATGGTGGTGAACCTCGTGAAGGAAGTGGAGACGGACAACGCGTTGACCGGCTCTGCGGCGTTCCTCACGAACGGACAGGTGAAGGCGAAACTCTCCACGACCTCTCGGCAGTCGAGCGGCGTGGAAGGCAACTTCATCCTCGGCCCGGATATGGCGAACCTGTACGGCTACCCGATCTACGTTTCGCAGCAGGTTCCCTCGAACCTCACGAAGGGTTCGGGTTCCAGCCTCTCGGCCATGCTGTTTGGTGTGTGGAGCGATCTGCTCATCGGCCAGTGGTCGGGTATCGACATCCTCGTCGATCAGTACAGCGGTTCGAATGCCGGTACGGTGCGCGTCGTGGCTTTCCACGATTGCGACTTCGCCG